GTGTCCCTGTTAATGGACGCAGTAAAATTATTCGCGCTCTGATTAAGCGATATTTAACTGCAGTAAAGGAGAACGAGAATGCTGACGTTTGACTTCACGAAGGAGTCGTCAGAGCCTAAGCCTACTGATCGACTTTACGTCTTGAGTATCTCAACGACGGATGCACCCGAAGACGTGTTTATGTCGTTTGAGGTCACGCGTGAGTTGGTGTTGCAACTAGTAAATAATCTGGTGTAGATATGGACAGCATAGAACGTCTAGCGGAAGCTCTACAGAAGAGCCCGCTAGACTTAACACCAGAGGATGTTGAAGTTGTTGTTTTACACTTCAGGTCGCAGTACGCGACCTCGGTGAATGTTACGGAGGGTAAAGTAAAAATAGACAAAGTTAGAACGGCCGTTAAAAAGCGTGGCCCAAAAGTCACAATGGACGACGCAGCACTACGTGCGCTTGTTGCAGCAAGTCTGCCATCGGATGATGCCAATGAGTGACATTGATACATCCGCACCAAAGAACTTCATTCGACCTTCGGCCTTAATCGACATTGATCGCTGCCCGATGTATTACTACTTGCGTTGGGAGGCGACAACAGTTGTGCGGGACTCAAATTTCCACACGACGTTTGGAACGTTGCTGCATAATGCTATTATGCAGTTTTATATGCTGCGTCAGTCCATCGACTTTTATGACGCTGTGTCTACAGTCATGATGCAGCTGATGAAGGACAGTCATGGGTACGAAGGACCGCCGCCAAAGGACAGATATTCACTGTTAAGAACATTCCTGTACTTCACAGAGAAGTACAAGGATGAATTATTCCAAGTGCTGCACTTGGATGGAGTCCCAGCGTTGGAACAACGCAGAAACGTCACGACTGAATACTCCTGCACGAACGGCGATCCATGGGTTATATCCATGCAAATGGATCGCGTAGTCACACTCGGCGATATGGTGTTCATATATGACACCAAAACATCTAGTCGCATGTGGAACGACGCTTCGTTCCAGGAATACGAGCGAAGCCATCAAGTCTTCGCGTACATGTTCGGCGCACAGCTATTGCCGACACCTCCAATGTGGTTGTACATTGAAGGTGTGCAAATTCTGGCAAATGACAGCCGCTTCACGCGGCGGCCAATTGCAATCTCACCTGACAGACTAAATTATTGGGCAACAGCGTTGCTGCCAATGTTGCTGCAGACGATCGACTCATGTCGTGAAGCGGCCACGTGGCCGCAGCGCTTTGCATCATGCGTTACACGCTATGGAGTCTGTCCATTTTGGCATCGCTGTGCGGGTGTTGGTGAGATACAAGATGAAACCAACGTTTAAGACTTACTTAATAGCGTTGGCAGTCGTCATGGGCCTTTGCTACCTAGTCAAATAACTTGCCAATTGGCAATTCGGAGATGGAAATGGCGTTCCATAAGATGGCAGTTGTGGCCCCGTCTGGTGCGGGGAAGACATCACTAGTCGCAGGACTTCTGCGTATGGGGTACAAAGTTCGGGTGTTCGCGTTTGAGGACGCGCTCGACGCGATTACTCCGTTCGTTGAAGATCGGTTGCTTGACAACTTAAGCTATACGCAGTTCAACGATAATGTCAACGTCTGTTCCGTGGAAGTTGGCAGCGATGCCAAGAAGTCCGTCATGCCGACGATCAAGAAAAACATGGCGATGGAAAAACTGGCGTTCGACTCCTTCGTGCAAGCGTTTGGCTTGCGGGCTACCGACAAAGTTCCACCGAGCGAACATACATGGTATGTGTACGACAGCCTTTCATCCATGGTAACAGCCATGGTAAATTGGTGTCAGATTGCTTCCGGCAACTTACGTTGGGAGTCACGTGGTGCGGCGACTGGCGTGTTCGAAATGTTCATCCCTGCGTACATCACATCGACTTCAATTGGCGCCAATATTCTAATCCTTGGACACACCAAGGAAGTAGATAACGGCGAACACCGCATTGCCGGATTGGTTGGAAAGGACATGCCGGTAGCGTTCGCTCGCGCACTGAACTCTGTACTGTCTATTGACAACTCAATGACAGGTCGCCGCAGTATCATGACGGCTGCTGCATGGCCGTTCACATATTTGAAGTGTCCATTCGTTGGGCGCGTTCCGAGTCGCATTCCTGCAACTCTCACAGACGCTGCAGGTAATGTGTATGAAGTCGGCGGCAACATGCACGGACGTCTATATGCTGCCGATGGACTCATACGCTATATTCGTGGAATTGTTCAACCGGAGGACTTGCCAGAAATTCCAGATTGTTTAGAGGCTCCATTGACAACGAACGCCGAAGCTGGGGAACAGCCGCCAACAGCGGTCCCAGCTGGTGCAACACAAGCAGCTACTTCGCAGTCCAATACAATCTTAGACAGAATTATGGGGCGATAGTAGTTGCATTTACTGCAGGTATGTGTTACCCTGCAGCATCCTAGAAAAAGGAGATACGACGTGGATCAGTCAACGTTTGAGAAATTGCTGAGCGACCCCAACGCAAAAGCGTCTGACGACGCGTTCAAGCGTTATGTTATGCCGGGTGGGCGTTACGCGGGCGTCATCACTGGTGCGACATTCGGAAAAACTTCGCCAAGGGACAAAACCAAGACGCCGACCGATTTTATCGAGGTGCAGGCAAAATATATCAAGCCGTTGTCAGTCGAGCCGTCACGTGTCGAAGACGCCAAGAAGGCGATTATTCACATTGCGCCAGCATCTCGGGTGTTCTATATCACGCCGAACGCAATTTCGATGTGGACAGACTGGTTGATCGAAATGGGGTTTGCATCCGAGAACCCGTTGAAGGTCGTCAGCGATGGGAAGTTGACCGGAAAGCCAGTTATCATTACGATCGAAGAAGCAATCTCGGAGAAGTCTGGGAAGCCTTACAACCCGAACGACTCCGTATCGTTTGCGCCGATGAAGGACTAACTCTACAACTAAATTGCCCGCGGGTGTCTGCGCATCCGCGGGTTTTCTGTCTGTATGTGGTGGTAAAATGAAGATTGTTACACTGAGCCCAGACGATATTATAATTGGAGAGCGTTATCGAAAGAAGGATAACAAGAAGTATAACTCGATCCGAGACAGTATTGCAAAGCAAGGTGTTTTAAATCCCATACTTGTAACTTATAAAGAGGGACGATATTATCTTGAAGCTGGCGAAACGCGGCTGAAAGCGTGTAAAGAACTAAACATCAAAGTTCCTTGTCATATTGTTAATAAGGACATGCGTCCAGAGATTTGTCAATTTATTGAGAACTTCGCAAGAGCAGACTTGGAATGGCCGGACGAAGTCGAGGCTATACAACAAATTCACAATGAACTCTGTGCAACACAAGCAAATTGGACACAAACAGACACAGCAGGATACTTGGGCGTTGACGCTGCATATATTTCAAGGTCGTTGCGAGTCGCAACTGAGTTGCTTACACAACCTGAATTGAAAGAATACAACACGGCGCGGTCTGCATATCAAAAAGTTATGCAGGACGAGAACCGTAATGTGTCGTTAATCGTCACAGATATTCTACTTGGTAATACACAAGAAGTCTCTCAACGATATGATGCTCCTGCAGTTGTCTCCTTGCAGGAACTTACAAAAAACTTAAGCGTTGAAGAAGTCGTCGAAGACGTACTTCCGCCAAAGACGCACAGAACCGTAATCCACGCAAACTTCCTTGAGTGGACATTGTTGTATGACGGTCCAAACTTTAACGTTGTTCACTGTGATTTGCCGTATGGACGCGTTAATGTTGATGGAGTTGGCGCCAGGTTTACAAAGTACAGCGATACGCCAGACGTATACTTTCAGCTTCTTGAAGCTGTGCTTACTTATGATAAGATCGACAGTGATGCAGTAGTAATGTGTTGGCTAGATATGAAGCATTACTGTGCGACGCAAGCGTTGGCAAAGCATTGTGGTTGGACGTCAACCTCATATCCATTTATTCTGCATAAGACAAACCGATCTGGATTTATGCCGGGAAAGTTCGGTGGCCGTCGGACGTATGAAGTCATGTGTATGTTCTATCGCGGAGACCCTGTAATCTTGGAGCGAAAATCGTTGGTTGGCGCGCATGACGTAGAAGACAATTCGTTGCTAGGTCACGCCGAGAAACCAATCGATTTTCTAAAGGACAAGTTGGGCATGGTAGTTGGGGAACATGCTAGGTTCCTCGATCCAACATGCGGAAGTGCGACAGCATTAATCGCTGCAAGAGAGCTTGGTTGTAAATATATTGTTGGCGTTGAACAAAATGAGACGCTGGCAGAATGGGCAAACGCACGATATATTATGGCGGAAATGTCATGAGCATCTTCGATAAGCTCGGCATTAGAGTCGCAGAAAAAGTTAAACCAAAAAGCGTCGTACCAGTAAATAACATTGTTGCGCCTATTATATCAGAGGGCGCAAGACTGTTGATTGTCGGAGAAGCCCCAGGCGAACATGAGACTATGCAAGGACATCCATTTGCTGGTGCATCAGGATACATGATGGCCAGCATTGGTTGTGAAGCTGGACTGTTCTACCAAAAAGACCGTAGCGAGTCCATGCGGCAGTTTTGGGTCAGAAATAAAATAACGTTAACCAACGTTATATGGGAGCGTCCAGAAGACAATAACTTTAATCTGCTAACATGCACTAAGCGTGAGTTCGCAGCTGAAGTAGGATGCAAGCAGACAGAAGTCCAGGATAAAACATTAAAGATTGGTGGCAGATACATAAAGCCAAAGCTAACACACTACATCGACAAGCTACGTGACCTGATTATACAAACTAACCCGAATTTAATTCTTGCTGTCGGCGGAAAGGCATTGACAGCACTTTGTGGACTAACATCTATAAAGCGCAGTAGCGGTTATACACAAGTCTGCACTTTAGTTCCAGGGTATAAGGTTCTTCCAGTGCTGCATCCAGCAGCTGTCATGCGTGACTACGGCAATGAACCATTGTTTCGCATGGCACTCATTAAAGCCGCAAGAGAAGTCGCGTTTCCAGAAATCGTCTTTGACGAAGTAACTGTAATCGTGCAGCCATCGTTTGAAGAAGTGTTAGACTTCTTCAAAGAAGTCGAGGATGCTCATTGGCCGCAGGTCGCGGCCGATATTGAAACGCTGCCATCGATAGGACTTATCACGGATATAAGCATTGCATTGTCCGACACATATGGAATTTCAATTCCGTTCTTTAAAGATCATAATCCATATTGGACATTAGAGCAAGAAGTGCACATATGGCTGTTCATATTTCGTTGGCTTGAACTGTCTAGAAGCATCATTTGGCACAATGGAACATCCTATGATGTACAGTGGATGCGTGATTACTGTCGACGGTTTAATGTCAGACCGTACTCTCCATGGGACCGTAACGCATTAGAAGACACCTTACAGCTGCATCATGCGATACATCCTGAAATGGGTCTGGCCCTAAACACAATTGGGTCATACTTGTTGAACCGCCCACAGTGGAAACATCTGCGCGCGCGCGCAAAAGAAAAGCTGAAGATGGACGAATGAAACTCACATTTAAGCAGCTTCCAGACTTCTGCGATCACACCAACGACTGCTATGACGCAGTTCTATCAGAAGGCGTTTACAGTGCATTGGACGCAGTAAACACGTTCGCGTGTAGAAATGTTTTAATGCGCTCCGCAGATAACGTTGCGTTGGGCACGTATGCTATGGACATGGAGCATACAGAAGTCGCCAATGTCATGGCGGATCGTGGTGTACGAGTTGACATGCGTGCATCGCGTGACATACAACGTTATTACGACAGCGCATTCGAGAAGTTAAAACGTCTATTCACGCAATTCACGGAGGCAGTGACTGGAACAGCATACGAAATTACTAAGTTGCCATCTCCACAACAATTATCTGAAATACTATATGACAAGTTAGGACTACCGCAAGAGCGCACACTAGATCACGTTACACGTGAGATGCGCCCGACAACAAATGCAGAAGCATTGGAGCGTATGCAGGCAAAGTATCCAGACTTGTATCCACTACTGAAAACTATTCAACAACTGCGTGAAGTCAATAAAAAGTCGGCCGCAGTTAAAAGCGGCATTAGTCCTGACGGCCGCTTGCGCGCAACGTATGGAACTGCTGTTTTGGAAACGGGACGTTGGAATTGCCGCCCGTATGTTATGAGAAATGAAGGCATATCCTTTCATACAATGACAAACGAAATCCGCCGAGTTTGTGTAGCGGATGCTGACCATGTCCTTGTTTACTGCGACCTGCAGAGTGCAGAGAGTTACTGCGTTGCACTATTATCAGAAGACGAAGAATATATGCGTGCGTGTCTATCTGGTGATATTCATACATTCGTCGCGACAATGCTGTGGCCAGAGCTACCGTGGCCGGCAGGAAATAAAGTGGACAAGCACGTCATAAAAGCGTGTCGTCCAATTTCAGAGCAACAATACTACCGTCACTTTACAAGGCGAGACATTTGTAAGCGCGACGGTCACTTAACAAATTATGACGGGCAGGCAATGACTGCGCATAAAGTCCTGCGCTTGCCGCTGCCGTTGTGCGAAGAGTTTCGTCATAAATACTTGGACATTGCATTCCCGAAAATTAAGGAATGGCACGAGTCGTTTGACGAACTAATGCGCAAACCGCTTGTAACGTATACAAATCCTTTCGGTCGCAGACGTATATTTTCTGGTCGGCGAGATGCAGCAATGCGCCGTGAAATGATAGCTAATGGACCACAGTCCACAGTTGGTGATGCAGCCGCGGAAGGCATTCACAGAATTTATAAAGAACTTGATCCGGGCGGACCTGTTCGCAACGAAAAGGGTGTTTACTGTCTGGCGCACATGCACGATGCAGGGTTGTTTTCAATCCCTGAAAAATATTTTGATGAACTCATTCCCCAAGTCGTAGACCTTATGCAGGTTGAAATTCCAGGATATAACTTTAAAATTCCAGCCGACTACGAAGTCGGATATAATTGGGCGAAGATTGATCCGAAGAGAAAGTTATTCCTTGACGCGAACCCGGGGGGTATGGCGAAGCCAGGCGAAGCACGTCCAATACGTTACGATACAGCGAATATCTACAAAGAGGTCGTGTAGTCTTGCGGGAATGTCATGAACATTATAACCGTGTTACAAACATTGATGCGCGAGACTATTGTCCCAGAACAGTACGTTGAATGGTCATCAATGTCGTTGATCGCTGGACTTTTGCAGCGACGTGTGTTTATCATGTATCAGGGACGGCCATTGTATCCTAACACATATACTATGTTAGTTGGTCCAGCCGGAATTGGTAAGTCATGGGCAATATCAGAAATATGCGCTGGTATATCTCGACAAATTGAAACTATGTTCGTGGCCGCTGACTCGGTCACTAAAGAAGAAATATACGAGAATATGGAGCAAGCACAGTCCCCATATGAGGATCATAAAGGACAAGTGAAGATGCAATCGGCGCTGTGTGTTTACAGCGACGAATTTCAATTGTTCCTAGATGGTACAGACACAAAGTTTGTACAGGCACTCTGTAAACTATACGATTGTGGTGAGTCGTTTACACACCAAATCAAAACTGGAAAGTCATCCCACGCGATTGGGCCATGTCTGACCATCTGCGGTGGTGCTACATTCGACGGACTAACAACAATATTCACAACAAACTCAACCGAGCGTGGGATATTGCGTAGGTTTTTCTTTATTAGTTCCGAGAGCAAAAAGGAACTAGAACTGCCGCCGCGCGTTGGAACGTTTGGGCATGTAACAGACCTTGACGCAGGACTGCGCAACTGCGCAGTCGGATTAGCTAAAGAAATTCATGCCATGCGTGGGGAGTTTATGATTGAGCCTGACGCATACGATATATTTGTCAAACAAGAAGTCATATATAGAAAGAAGATCGCGTCGAAAGTAACTGCATGGTTCAACGCAAGAGATGCATTGCTATTGAAACTTTGCATGCTGCGCGCAGTTGCTAATAACATGGAACTGGTAATAAAGAAAAATGACATTGAAGAAGCAATTTATCTACTCGACATTGCTGCAGAGCATATTGAGACTTCAATGCGCTGTGTTATATCCACACCACAAACAATTTCTACAATGCAGTTTGTGGATCATATTAAAAATTTAGTCAGACAGAGTGGTAAAAAGTCTGTGCCAATTCAGCTAGTTAATCGAATGTTAATGCAGTACGTGCGTCCTAATGAAGTGCGGGCAACATTAGACCAGCTGGTCAATGCTGGCATATGCACAATCGAGTCAATTGGATCATTTGCAACGGTAAGGTTCGAAGATGATTAGCAAACACAAAGGCTTCATTTATCTAGCAACGCCATATGCCAAGTATGAAGAAGGCAAAGAAGCGGCAGCGCTGCACGCGACACAGATCGCCAATATAATGATGTGTAATGGCGTAAATGTCTTCTGCCCAATAACGTATGGGTTCGCAATTCTCGACATGCCAAACCATATCACACCGGAGCATTTCATTGCGTTCGACTTAGAAATGCTGTCCAAGGCGAGAATGTTAATTATCGCAATGATGCGCGGATTTAGAGAAAGCAAAGGTATCGCGATGGAAATTGCTTATGCTGTAGAGCATAACATTCCATATATTTATATGCACCCTGAACCTCAATACGTCGAGGAAACTGCAGCACAAGTGGTGCAGTTACTTAACCACCATATATCTTAGTCAATTCGTAGTCACGAGCCGGATTGGACATTCTATCTGTCACCGGCTCGCCACGCTTGTAATGTCTGGATCTGTAACTGCTATACACGCGGTCCCAAATCCCTAGCTGGATTGCATCTTTTGAAACTTTATTATAAGTTTCAGTGTCCCGTTCCTCCACGGCAATCGCCAGCGCTTCACCCATAGACTCGACTTGCTGGCGCATAGACTCATTACGTTTATACAATATATCTGACAATTCATATGCCCGCTGCCAACTAACTGGCGTAAAGCCGAGAAATGACGAGATTGCTGCGGGCGCGCCAACATCTGGGATTATTGTGTTTCCAGTTCTATTGGAAATTAAGTTGCCATCGACAATGTTTGACGCTCTGACAAATGAGCGTGGCATTGTCGCAGCAATAAGCTGTCGCCTGAACGCTGGATCGTTCGTAGGCAACTCTCCCGTTGTCATGTAATGGTCAATTCCAGTACCAGCAGCCTGCGCCAATGACGCCATGCGTCCTGCAGCGGCAAAATTAAACAGCTGTCCAATATCTCGTCCGACGTCAGTTCCTGGCAGTGTACTGCGGCTGTTGAATGTCACACCCAATATTGATGGAAGTCCATAGAACACCGCATCAACTAATGACTGCCCAGTCTCGTCGTATCCGAACGCACGACGCATATTCTCTGCTGCAGTTTTGTCTGTTGTTAGCGATGAAATTCCATCAATGATATTATATATTGGTGTCGCCGTTACACCTGCCAGAGCTGACGTATTCGCCATCATCCACAACAGCGGACCAAAGTTTCCATGCAGAACTGCATCTTTGGAATATGTCATCATTCCAGAGACAAAGTTCATCATCCATGTCTTGAACAATCCGAACGTTCCACCGAATGCACCCCCAAACAGCGCAGGACGGTCAGCCATACCATAAAGGTACATAGTTCTGTTAGTAAACTCCCTGGCGAACATATACAGTCCGTCGGGTTCCATCTTCAAGACATCTCGGCCCAATTCCCACGCGGTCGTGAATGCTTGCAGCCGCGCTAACTTTTCTGTCTGCGTTGGCAAGTATTCGTTCAACGCAATTAATGACTCTGCAAATTCTGTTCCAGCCCGCGGTTTAAATGCTTCACCAATTGTTTGTGCCTTCTTGCCAGCGAAGTCCTCAAAGAAACGTGGATCGACAACGCCGTCATTAATTGCACGAAGTACAGCTTCTTTATAAACTCCGTCAGCTTCTGGACTCAGCATTTTCGTCCAGCCGTTCTTCCAGAACTTTAATGGATCAAGATAACTAACTCCATCAATAACTTTGCCGTCGCGTGACATTAATGGAGCCGACATGTACCACTTACTCAATGCAGCTGGATCATGACGCATCTTACCTAGAATAAATGAAATCTCAGGCACCGCAGTTTGCAGACCAGTTAATGCGTTAAGTATTGGAAACGCCAAGTCAGTCAACGGAAATGTAAGGTTATACATCGTCCGATTAACTGCACGTGCAACTTTTGTTGCACCATTTGCACCAAGAATTGGCGTCAACGCTTTATCTGCATACTGATCGACTATCTTAAAGAAGCCAATTTTATTGCCTGCTTCAGCGCTAATCTTCTCAGACAAATACTTTGCCGTCACAGGGTCGTTGTTTATCAGGCGTCCCATTGCGCGGCGAACATCTGGATGCGACTTGAATGACATATCTGCACGCAGACGTTCACGCGCAAATATATTATTCGAAATCATATTCATGACTTCTTTTTTGGTCCAGCTGACTTCTTGCATGCCAGCACGCGCAGGATCGGCAAAGTGTCCACCGACACCTTTTCTTGTCTTCTCGAACTGTCTGCGTCGCATCTCGTCTATTTGCGCAAGCCTGTATTCTTTGATAGACTGATATTCAGGACTAGATTTCGGCAGAAGATTTTGAATGGCGTAGTCTGATAGCTCACCAGAGTCTTGACGAACGAACGCCTTTCCAGTCGCAACAACGTTGTGTCCGTCAGCGTTTAGTACAGCAGCAAGACGCTTTGCATCTTCGTTAGCAAGTTTTGCTGTGTGTCCAGAACCGTAATACAGCACACGTGACGTGTCTGTTCCAGCGACAATTGGAGACCTGAAATCGCCGCGCCAAATATGCGATCCATAATAATCGTCTCTGTATGTCACAGCACCATCAAGACGACCAAGTGATTGCATATCCTTTGCTTGTTCTTCAAAGTACCCACGTAGCTTGACTAATGCACTTTTGACATTATCACTCCACGGGGCTTCCTTTAATTCTTGCAACGAAGGTTCGCGGTACAATCCATCAACAAAGTCTGTAAAGTCACGTTCAGACATGCTGTTGACTAAATCATCTAAACCGCCAGACCTCTTCAAGCCGTTAGCGCTCAGCAGTGAAGTCGCCGTTGAAGCATCTTTCGATGCGAACGTCGTTTTACCATACAGTAACTCAGACGCACGTAGGCGTCCTTGTTCATGAAACATTTTGTTAATGCCAAACAGCCGCTGTGCAACTGGACTGCGTGCCATCTGTACACTTGTTGGAGCGAACCAACGCGACAGTTCACCACCAACTTTAGACGAAATATTTCTTAATTCCTGCCTAACTGGCGCCGATACCATATTGCTTATGGTGTCGGACAATTTACTACCCTTCGAGGTAATAGACTCTGGAGACAGTACAGATTTTGTTATATCGTTCATTGCAGACAGTGCAATGCTATTCTGCACCATCTCACGCTCACTGCGTGTCCATAAATCAACAATGCCGCCGCGCGTGTTATTTGCTTCCGTAAATAAACCCTTCGGCGCAAACAAAGATGGACGATCGGTTTTAAACATAACAAAACGATTGCCTGGCAATTCTTTAGCGATCGTAGTCAAACCAGTTGCCGGTTCGACTTCGTACCAAATGCCACGGCCGCTGTTTAATTTAGTTTCTGGATCAGTAACACCCGAGTATGACCGCTGTTTGAATGATGTATCAAGTTTATATTTAAAACTATCTGCTGCATGCCGTGATGCAGCAGCGGATATTTCCGGGTCCACAAATCCATCGTCCGGCACGCGTTTGTTATCAACTCCACGACGAATGTCAAATTCGCGATAAGTTGGCTGAGAAATATGCTGCCATATATTATCTGCATTAAGTTCTGGATTAGCAGAGTCCTTGATTATATCGTCAAAGACGGACTCAAAACGTGTCGTTGACGATATTGGCTGAAAGCCGGAACGTCCAAATACAGTATTCGGTCCAAATTTAGTCGAGGCTGCGTCGGCACCAGGCTGCATTGGACCTGGCAAGTCTGCGTCGAAGTATCGACCAGCAGGGACGTTAGCCTCATTTAGAATTTCTGCCTGCAGACCGCGTTTAATGTATACTTGATCGGCAGCACTAACTGGAAACTGATCGACCTCTCCGAGAAGTTTTCTTGACGGCGCCTCTACATCAATACCTGGAACGGTCGAAAGAAACTTTCTGACGCCAGCTTTATCACTGGCCTGTCCTATAGCGTGACGAAATCCTGTAATGGCAGTGTCAATTGCAGCGCCCAACGCAAGATCGACACCAACAGAGTATGCGGTGTTCTTTAATGGAGACTGTGGCTCATCAGCAATGCCTTCAGCAATCGCTGCACCACCAAGTCTTGCGGCCTCAAGTGGTGCCAGAAGTAACGCACCTTCGGACGCCGCCGCACGATAAGGCATTGCCGCGATAGTTTCTGGCGCACGTGACCATTCAAACGCACGCGCGAGTCCTGGCACCTTCGATAGAATACTTGGGGCAGCAGCAACACCAGCCCCATAAGTCAACGCCATTGGTGCCAATATCGATAGTACACCAGCAACTGGATTATCTGTCCTAAACTGCTCAACTCCTTCCATTGGCTGCATCCCAATAAGCTCTGGACCTGTCGAGCTTATTGCAGACCTGATCAAATTTGTAAAGTAGCCCCGATTATTAGTCGGGGCATCGATGTTGCTATACTCGTCGGTTATGTCGGCCATTACATAATACCAGTCATATAGCGCCGAAACAGTTCAGACTGTTGATTTTGTGGAGCAGGAGCCTGTCCGCCACCACCACCGCCGCCACCACCGCCAAACATTCCACCAAGCATGCCCATCATGCTACCCATTCCACTGCTGCCGCCGGCGGATGCTCCTGCCGCAGATGCTCCGCCGCCGCCGCCGCCAGCTGGCGGAGTGCTACTCCCACCGCCGCCACCGCTGCCGTTATTACTCATAGCAGACATTGCCTGCATGATCATCGGTATCCATGTGCTGTAATCCATAACTATCTCCGCATGTACGAATTGAACAACTTAGACGGCTGATTTTGCACTGCTGCCTGTTGTGGTGATCTGAATAGTGGAGACGTTTGCACTGCTTGCATCGCCTGTGCAATTGTTCCGAGCATTTTCTGTTGCTCGGTCGGTTGATTTTTATCAGGCTCTCGTGGGGCGTTTGGATCAAAGCCACCAGTCGAAGCCTGCGCTGGAAGTTGTTGGTTTAGAACAGCATCTTGCTGACGCTGTCGCATATAACCATTAATAAAATCAATCCACGGATCGGCCATTTTACTTCCCTTCGGAACTTGTCAAATCAGTCATAATCTGTCGAATGACCAGTTCATCCGCAATTTTGCGCTGCAGATCGTTAAACTCCTTAGACGAAGGCTCAACTCCCTGCACTGTCGCGTAACGATTAATCAACGCGACTGCGGTTTCTTGCAAACGTCGTGGATCAACTTGCCCATTGGAAAGTTGCTTGATGCCGTCCATAACAGCACCAACTGCATCATTATCCTTTATATTACCACGTGCTGACAGTACACTCTTAGCAATCTGATCGGCACCACGAACGTAACGACCAACACGTGCCTGTGTTGGTATTCCTTTGCGTTGGTCGTCTAGAACTTTCGCGGCAATATAAAAGTCGGAGCCACGCGCCATGGCTTCTTCGCCAGTAATGTCCGTTCCGCCAATATTAAACTTTTGGCTCTCCAATAACTTATTTCCGTATTTTCCTTTTTGATCTTCAGACCTGCGCCCAGCTGCAACTTGTGATCCAATCAAAGAGCCAATGTTGTAAACATCATCGTTTCTTGCACGATCGGCCGCAGCGTTTTGTGTATCCGCACTAGCGCGTTGACCTGCATTGAACATATCAACACTGCGTTGACTATTCACACGCTCACGATCAAGCATAGCATTGTATTTTGCTTCATCCTCGGCGACACCTGAGCGCCGCACATCGAATGTTCCAGCAAGTTTACCACGTTCAACGGCATCATTATATCGAGCCAAGTCATTCTTGTACTTCGTTTCCCGTCTATTTGCGCGAGCATTTGCTGCTGTTGTTAGCGCATCCCCACCCGGTCCACCAATGCCGGCACCAACAATCCTCATAATGTCTTCCCACACATGAGGAGTCTCATCCATTTGCGGAACAGGAGGCAACTGCGTCATTTTATTCTCGCCAGACTGCAGATAGTCATATGCCTGTCGATTGTCAATGCGCGTTGGACTTTCTGGAACTGGGATTTGTTGTGGACTGATACGTGGAGTCCTTGGCACCATTGCACCAGCCTGCGACAGAATTGATTTAACAATGTCGTTAGCATCATTCTGCAGTGCCTGCGACGCCGGCTGCTGTTGCACAACATCATTAATATTTTGTGGAATACCATACATTCCACGCACTATTGGGCTGTCAGTTGGCGGCTGATATTGCTGTTGAGGCTTTGGTGCTGTTGCCTCTGCGGCCCGACTCATGACGCCTTCGGAAATGGGATTGTAAGTTAACAATGATTTGAGTATTGTACTCCAGACGCCAGGATATGCAGCCGCAACATCTCCTGTATCAGAAAAAAACTGTGCAGTTTTGTCAGGATATGTTGATGGCTGTGTTCCCAATGCCTGACTGATGGCATTCGTAATTACGTCGCTTGCGTGTGGTTGTTGTTGAAACTGTGCCATTTGCATTCCTCGTCGGACATTAGCCGTATATTTTTTCGTTTCATCTGGAAGAACATCAGGATTTCCAGTTTTTTTCAACTTATCGGCAACACCCGGTCCCGCATTATACGCTGCCGCAATTAAATCTGGATTTCCACCGTAACGACGATCCTGTTGTCCTGCATATGCCGCACCAAGAATTATGTTTTCAATGAACTTCTTTGGATCTAACTTTCCACCAAAGTATTTGTTATTTACTTCCTGTGCAGTCTCTGGCATAAGCTGCGCCCTACCAAACGCACCCTTTGGGGAAACTTGATCATGCGTAGACTGTTCTCCGCGCACAACCATTGACTGCCATAATTTGGGATCAACGCCGCCAATTTGTGCAGCTGCCTGCAATATTTCTGGCAGATATTGTTCATACCCTTCGAACATTACAGCAGCATCCCATATCTGACGCCCATGTATCCACTTGGCATTGTAACGACAGCTTCTGGCATGACCTTAATAACTTCATCGGCCATAACACCAATTCGCTTAATGCCGTCCGTTTTATAACGGAACTCGTACAAGTTAATGCCTGGACGTAGTACACCAATCTGATGAATATCGTACTTAAGACGACGATCGCTTGCAGCAAACGCAGCGGCAGCAATAGCTGCAAGTTGCACAATCTTGTCAATCATTGCACCTTTCTGCGTCGTCTCAGACCTCGAATTAGTTCCCTCAACTGAGGGTATTTCACCAAACATAGATTGGAACGGTTGGAACATTAACTGCACGCCGTTAATGGCATCTTCATATTTCTGCCGCTGCGCGTCAATGGCTTCCTGATCGTACCCGCGAAGTTTCTCGCCAACCGACACTTGCGCGTTAGGTTTCCATGATGCCATATCTACGGCGGTCTGGAACATCTGCGGAGCAGCAAGTTGCAAGTCCTCTTGACGTTTCGCTTCGTCATAAGTCATTTGTGACGCAGTGTTTGCTTTAACCTGATTTAGATCACGGGCAGCTTGTGCCTGTGACAAATCAACACGATTATTGCCCCAAGCACCTTGAGACACAGCACTGCTGTTAATTGTTGGTATTGTTTGCTGTTGGAATGTATAGTCCAACGGATTAAATGCAGCTTTAATTGCACTGTTTAGTGTCTGATTTTGAGAAACATCTCGGAATTTACCAGACAGATAATCGCTAGCCAAATTCGCATACTGCTGCGGTGCAGAAGATGGCATAACGTCTTGTGCCGACAATAATCCTTTGAGCCCAGACTCCAATGTATCATTTACGGGCGCAACATAATCGCCCTGATAAATTGTATTATTAGGGTCCGAGAACCAAGTCATTGCCGGCAGCAGATTATTGTTATAATACTGCTCACGTGTATCCGTGACGTAACTAGGGAGAACGTACCGCTCCTGGCTTTTAGTTCTCGTTTCCGACTTGAATAAGTTACCAAGAAACCCCATTTACTTCACCATGCGCACGTTGTCAGTCTTGCTGCCAACCATTTGAACCATACCAGCAACGACACGCATTGCTGGTGCAATAACTTGAAACCCGCCAGCAACTTCGTCACGCATCTGCTCGGTAGCTTTCTGCGCCCCTGCGACATAACTGGCAATATATGCCATGTACTGCCCCATAACATACGGGAAACACCCGTACACTTTTCTATTAGGCTCCCCAAAACCACCTTCACTGTGAAATGGTAATCCTTCGGACTCTGGAATATACCACATACATTTGGCTTTCTGCTTGTCAGTCTTACACTGGCATGGCATTAGAGTGTCCTCTCGAACAACTTGAACTGCAAGTTAGCTGGTCGCCAAGCGCCATTACTAGAAATCGCGGTTACACTTGGCGCTCCTGTATTAACAGTGACGTCGCCAGTATGCACGTGATCAGTTGACGGTGCAGTTGTATCATTACCGCCACCAACAAGTTTTGTAGCAGATGGTCCGCCAGTCGTTATGTGTATGGATACACTGTGTATGTGAGAGTTAGTTAGTCCACCAACCACCCATGAACCGCTAGTTCCGACACTTCCACTGTTAATAATTAACGGAACGCGATCTGTGTATGTTGTCTGCAGCTCCCAACCAGTGCCAACGCTATCCTGCTGAAACAACAAGCGAGACCCGACAGGTGGGTTTATCTCCGTTAGTAAAGAATTTTCCGTCCCGAATTTCACAAAAGCATCATTTGCTGCGTTCCGCCCATACCATTCGGATGCAGCATTTACAAACATTATTTGTCCAGCGACTAATTTATCTGGGTCGCTCTCCAATTCCGATGCTGCATTGTGCGCTAACAGTCGTTGCAATGCAGCATTCAGATACTGCCGGAATACAGGAAATGTTAAGTTGTCAATCTGCCACCAGTTAGACATCTATGTACTCCGCAACCAATAACAAGTGGTTAACTGTTTGCGCGGTGTTTATATTAATGGACACTGTCTCAGTGAACTTCTTCATCACTAATGCCTGTCCATAAAACTCCGCAGACGCGATTGTCCATGATCTACTCATAGATGCCGCTGAAATTGTTAAAGTAGTTGGAAATACTGTAAACTTTCCGGACACATTAATTATGCACGCATCTGGAGCGCGCAATGGTGTAAAAGTCCATCCACCACCAGGAACGACTAATGCGTTCGATGAAAATAAAACGTATGAACGTTTAATATCCGCATCAAGAATACGCAGTATTCTAAATAACGTGGTATCGTCGTATGGAGGAGGTTGGACTGTCATAGTATTCCACGCGCGATCTTGCCAAAAACACGCACACCACTGATAGTAAACCAAGACGCTCCGCTACACTCAATCCTTAAGATAGCATATAACGCATCTCGCTGCAAAGGACAACGGACCAACTTCCCATATTTATCTGTAGCTGTGGTAACTTTACCGATTAGTATGTTACCGTTTTCTCCGATACTCTTTGTTGTTAAAGTTACATTCCCATGCCATTCTGGCATACGTGCGACAATATAATCAAAATACGCTCGCCGCTCCTCATTCCCTGGTGACATGTATTTAGTCTCAATATAACATGGAACTCCAAAACTGTGCTGTGTTAGTGGAACATTTAAGTCATAACGCGTTTCATAAATCTCTCCACTGTGCCAGCCAAATACAACTTTATTATTTACACCAATAATACCAACAGACACATCATATTCCTCGCGAAGAAACTCTCCACGCTCAACATAAAAAACTAACAGTTCTATTGTTCCCTGTTTATTTGGAAACGCGAACCGAACTGCATTTAATGATTTATCGAACACGACAAAGAAATCTTGCTTTCGTGCAAAGTCGGCATTTCGCGCATAGTACCTAGATACTCGGTCGCCACCAATCGGTGTAACCGTATAACCATTTGTTGCGTAAGGTCCAGACTCTGTTAGACAGAAATGTCGTGCTCCGTCACTGGCAACGCAACGTTTGTTTATAACACCATACGGTAACGGATCGCGCAGGCCGAAGTAGTTCGGATAACCAACATATTCCATAATAAAATGTTCTGATCGCGTATAAATTATAATGTAATTAGACAGCTGTCTAGCACAAATATGTCCAGAGCGTGTCTTTAATGAGACTATAGAGCCAGCAGTTGGATAATTTATAGGATCAATATGTTCAGGCTCGTCGAAGCCACTCCATTGAACAGTTCGTTTGTCCGCGCTAACTCCAAAATATATTAAGTACCCACGGAAGATCATCAAGTCTTCCGCTTTTATTGGATACTCGACAGGATTTGTTATAACACCATCCTTAATTACAATCGGATAGTCAGTACCATTTGTTCCGAAAATCCAATCACCATAATTATCAAACGACCAATATGGATTGTCATAGTCTGTTCCAATAACAGACCCAGCAATACTATCATATAAATATATGTTTCCGGTGTCAGCTGTTACTGTTTGTACATTTCCATCAACTGTTGCGTATTGAAAGATCGCATACACTGCATTTGTTGATAATGACACTAGCAGCTGTTCGGTAGAATATTCATCGAACAGTCCAGGTGCATCATCAAACAGACCAACTCCGCTGTCAAACAGACTATCAATATCAGTGACGTAAGCAAATGGCGGCAGCGATCTAATCGTGCAGTCGTATAACACGACATTGCTACAATTTAACCACAGACCAAAATCCGCTGGAAATACACCTTTGTACTGTCCAGATAAATATAACTGCTCGGATGAATAGTCTGCGATCTGTCTAGTCATTATCGTGTGCCAACTAAGCCAGCAGTCCACCTATTCAACGACGCTGCAGCGCGCTTTACTTGTGTGTCATATGTGGAATACTCCGAACTCTCCATGCGGAGACGTGGCGCAAGTAGCAACATTGTTTTTGCAATAATCAGTTGCGGAGCAATGTCAATCAAACCGTTGCTTTCGTTCAACGCCGGAAGTGGCAGGAACTGATATGACTGACAAACAATATTCCCGTTTGTCGGAAATGGAACATCGAACATCACTTGATTTGTTCCACTAACGACAAATCTGGTCGGATACTCGCCGTAAACAGCCCAATTATTGGGATCAGATGCTGTTACCTGTACGCGCGTTCCATTATAGATGTATGATATACTATCAATTCGTCGAACGACGTTGTTTGAAATTGTTACGACAACATCCCCCTCGTTTACACCAATCTCTGTAACGACGCGTAAAACAGGCCATGCCGCGTCGGACTGCAATTCCTTAAGCGCAGCGCCCATCCAAAAAAGGATCTCAGCGTCCGTTGGACCTTCCTGCGGATCACGAGTAATCAATGTGACTACCATATCCAAACATTCTTGCACGGTTACGGCCACGTGAGATCCTCCAATGGTAACAGTTGTTACAGAACGCCGACCTGTCCGCGACGAAGTGCAAGCATTGAGACGAATGCCAACCCATTTGCAGACGAAGAGTTTGCGCACTTGAAGCCAATAACATCGCCAGCGTTGCCGTCGAAGTAATCACCAGCGTTAACGATGCTGGCTGTAATATCCGCAAACCCAAGCGTCGCATCTGTCGCAACGGAGTGCGATAGAATATTGTCGTTGCCTGAGTCCGAATATGTGCCGGCATTGATGATGCAGGCAGAGCCGGTCGGCAGTTCAATGAGATTGATCCAAGCAGCAATAATCCGATATTTGAACGGAATAAAGACGTGCTTGTCTCCAGGAAACGAAGTCCCCGTGTCCAGGTTCAGCAGACCACTGCTGAGAAGCACAAACGGCAGCTGCCCAAGATTTGCCAACTGCGGAAAGACGTCCGCATCCTCGAACGTAATTTCCCCAGCGGTAAACGCTGGGACTGGGTTTCGAATGTAAACAGTCATTTCACACCTCTACGAACATCGTTCCTATCGGTTTAGCTATCCTTCGTTGGATTAGAAACATTCTCCCAGATGAAGAATGCTTCGGGATGATGAAGTTCCAACCCCAGATCAGAAATAAATCCTGACTTGAAACCATCCTGCCCGTCCGTCTGGAGCTTCTCCTCGAACTTCATATCAAAGTCCTTCTTTCGGACCATGATATGCGACGGCGGGAAGATAATGGCGTAGTTCTCCAAGCTGTAATAGTTGGTGCCACCAACGACCCCACCACGAAACAGCGACCAACGTGGATGCGTTTTGAAGACGATACGTCCATACGGATTAACAAGCGTTGTAACGCTAACGCCCATCATCTTCTCGTCGGTGTAAATGTTCCAGGTGCCGTTCTTTCTTGCGACCTGATTGATGGTTTTTAGGACGCCCAACCCACAGATGCACATTAGCTCGCCGGCGTTCCAGCGAAACAGCTCGTAGCTTTCCTCTTCCAGCGTTTCCATGTCAAGAGCGCCGGAATTAATGTTGGAAAAGTCGCGCACGTTATTGGGAGCGTATGTTCGGACGAACCATTCCATGCCACCGCTCAGGTAACGTAGATTACCGTTCGTTGTGGTCGTGCCGCGTGTTCCGAACAGGAATTGATCGTCCAGACCTTCAGAGTGCTTTTCAAGGCACTCTGTACGTCCACGCATTCGTGTAGTTCCAGTTCGCAACTTACTCATGGTATCGAGCGTTCGTGTCGTCCCAAACGTATGACGCTGGATTTGCGTATAGTTATAGAACGACGCGGTTTGCGCAGCGACTGGCGATGGCGGCAGCGAGCCTTGTTCGAATGCTGTTCCGATGCAGTGCAGAAAGGGATTAACCCCAGCGGTCGTAATAGTAACAGCAGCAGGCGTCGTGCCGGCAAATCCACGGGAAACGGTAATCTGTGTGTCATTGTTTGGCGCAGCAACAACTTCAACACGCTCGTTCGTATTTTCCACACGAAAGATTGTACGTGGAGGATATGCCGCTGCACCTCCAACGACAGTCCAAACGGTATCAGATGCCGAAATGCTTGCAGCAAGTTGCAGGCGGCGATCTTCAACTTTACTGGCGAACCATTTGAACTCCGGATCGTCGGTCGCTTCCGTTTTCAGAGCAGCGGTCAGCGCCAAAAACGGCGACGTCCCGTTGGGACGAATTTTGAGAATTTTTTCGCGGAACTGCCCTGGACGTTCTTCCGGCAGCAACGTTGTGGTATCGCGAAACCCGTAAATTGGGTCCATTGTTTATCTCCTGTTAGATCTGTTGCTGCATTAAAAGAATGCCAGCAGTTGTTCGTCTGTAAGTTGATCAGACTTTTTCTTTCCTCCTTTAACAGTTCCAGCTGTTCCTGCAGTTCGCACACCTGTTCCACCGACCATCCGCGCTGGCTTCTGTGCTTTCGCACTCTTGTTCCCAGCAGTGCCGTGTAGCTCACGCTTAAGCTGTCGAAGACGCTTAACCATCTTCGTTTTAACTTCGTCGTTCCACGGAACTCCAACTTCGGATGAGACTTCCTTGTGAACTTCCGCAAGAAGTGGCTTGAACTTGGGATTGCGAAATACCGCCAATTCCTGGTCGGAGAAAATTTCACGCTGCGCCTCTTTGCTCTGATACAGCATTTCAACAGACTGCATCATCGCAGTAACAAGCGCTTTAGTATATCGCGGAACGAACTGCTGCGTTACATAATCCACAGCCTGTCGCGCGGCGATTTGATTGGTGCCGTTCAATACATGCGTCAGCGCACGATTGCGCTCATTCGGATCATCCGACGCAAGTGCGGCGCGCACATCATCCGGCAACGTTACTGGCGAGAATTTGAAATCTGGAAGCGCATCGTCGTCGCTTGGCGCAGCCGGCTTCTCGGGCGTATTGTTTTTCTGGAGAAGATTGACAAGTTTCTTGAGCGTTGAGTCTTCAGATGAGCCTTCGGCGTCAGCATCGTCAGTATCAGAACTGTCGTCTTCGAGTTCGTCAGTTACAGCTTCTTCAACGTCTTCAGCAGCATCATCTGCAGTTTCATCAAACAGATCAGCAACCTGATCGTCTGTATTGTTGTCATTCTCCACGTAACGTCTCCTTCATTTTGTAGATATACTGTAGAAAGTTGCATATTCCAACAAGCGAGTTACTTACGTCGCAACGCTCCAAGTTAACAGCATCGTTGTTAACTTTATACGCAAGTCTGACACTTGCATCTTCCAATGACTGCACATAAGAAGCAAGTAGACAGCCAAACGTTCTATTCGAGAACAACTGTTCAATATCACTGCACTGCAGTTCCTCGCGGAACTCCACGTGACGGCGGATTTTGTCGAGCAGTTGGTTGACCTGCACCGGGTTGTACATTTTGCGTAGCTCCTGGTGTTGGCACACCAATTGGAGTTTGCTTGACGTGTTTAGAGAACCCACGTAACCCGGACAACGTTCCGAGTGTGGAGTACAATCCAACAATGTCGACACTCTGCCGCAGTTGCGGATCTTTCAACGCAAGCTGCAGTAGCTCACCCCATGTCTGAATTAACATTGTTGGGTCTACTGGTTGTGTAGCATCCAACACAGACATCTCGAACGCGCCCAGTACATCGTTGGGTTGAATAACGCTGCCATCAACGACCTGCGGAGCATCGAGGAACTGTTGAATATTGTCGCTTAACATCACAGCCAAAGGCTGCAATCCTTGTGATGCCGCAACAATTCCAAGGTGTCCAATTCTGTTGTAACCGGACTGCGCAGTCATGCGACTTTCTGCTGCAGTTCTACGTCCAGACGGCATTGGTTGCCCCATAAGTGTAGGACCAAGACCGACAATCAACTCAGCAAGTCGAATAACCTGCTGAATTTGCGACATATTGGTTTCAGTTACATCAGGACGTACAAACGAATGTACAGTTTGCTGTGCAGTAACATTGTAAATACTTGAACTAATCGGGACAAATATACGAGATGGATCAGATAAATCAACACCATTTACGGCATCCGCATTATAAAACACTTTTGTATTGAGAATTTGCTGAACATTATTAACGCGACTATTAAATAACCATGAAATAATCTTCTCAAAATCCATCACCATGTCTACGACGGACATTGAACCAAACGTTAAACCTATCATGGTTGGTTCCATGACAGTCACGGGGTGGTTTCCGTGGTCGTAATCGAATGGAATTAATTGAATAATTGTGTCCTCATTACAAATTGTCACCAGAAATTTCTGATAACCAACATTTGTAATGGTACTTTCGTCCCAGTATTTCCTCATGTAGCTGCGTTTGACATACTTTGCTACATCGGCATTAGACAGGACAATTGTTCCTTCAGTTATTTTTACAAACTGTCCATCTTTGAACGCATCTTGATTAGTGCTGTACACAGATTGCGACGCATCCGACGCATTGTTTGCAACATGCTCCAACCCAAAACGGTCATTACTAAAAGCATAATCACCAACGCCACGCTTCGCTGGTTCGACCAAATCAACGTCAACATACTGTGTGTCCATTTTGAGTTTAAAGATAGGTACATAATCGACCCAAAAGGCGTATTCACCGTCCGTATGCAAGCGATGCATTGGAACGCGCGGATCTGGTAGGAAGTAGAACGGATCGATGTTACGTACTTTGTTGCCAGAGTAGACGATAACATCGTCTACAACACGGACCACTCTTGGAATATCTCCAATCATGGTCTGTTCAGCACGGCGACGTCGCTTTTTGATTTCTTCCCAACCAACTTGTAGAACGCCAGTTCCAGTTATGGCTGTAGACTGAATAGCCTTGTGAAGTTCGGACCTATAATTGCAGTAGTCCAATTGATACTGCAGCAACGCTTCCAAGTTCTTTCCATTCTGCACCATAACATCGTCGGTGCTTTGCGTACTGACTGGAAAAAATGGACGCTGTGCAGTAAACTGCGACAGTAGCATTGTGCAACAAGTATGCACGACAGCATATGTATACGGAATGACCAATTCAACTGGCATTGCCGCATAAAAGTCTTCGTTGTTACGTTCACCTTCTGCAAACGTCTTAATATATTCATCAACTAAACGAGCACGGCGCTCGGTGGTCATGTCTCGTACAATATACGCCGTGCATGCTTTGTACGCATTTTCCCAACGATCTCGATGTGAAGACAACTTATCCTCACTAAACCGTATGCGGTTGAGCATAGAGTCTAAGAAGTCTTGATGATCCGAGTCGCTATTGAATATAGTCGTTGTCATAACATTCCAATCGCTGGGACTCTATACGCAACACGGTCTCTATACGGTGTGTTGCGTGCAGACTTATTTACTCTTGGTCCTACTTGACATGATACATCATCTAGCATCACGTTACAAGCCGCATCTGCATCAAGTACGTCATCTTTTCCGTTGAAGCCAACTGTTACGTACTTGAGCAAGTCCGTTTTGCTTTCGAAGTTGCGGACCCAACGTACATAACCACCTTTGTACAATGGCTGCAAGACGCCAATTATACGTCCACGTTTAGGGTCATGATGTATTTTGCAGTGAACAGAAAACTGACGCTTTGCGTGATCCTGCGCAATACGTATGGGTCCAAGAAGAAGAGACTGAAAACCATTCGTTTCAATACCATGAATGGATACATTATACGCGCGACTAAGCTCAACATACGTTGTGCATATCAAGTCCACGTCAGTTGTGCGCTCCGCCCACTCATGTAGTTTATAACGGATGCCAGTCTCACGGCAGACTCCCCAAACAACAATAGCACATTTATCAGCACGTCGATTGTCCGATAATGCAGGGTCCATAAACATACCAACTTGCATTGGCCCTGTTGGTTCCTCGATTATAATATACTGTGCGAGGAATGGACGTTTTGCAGTCGGCACATCAACGTTCATATATTCACGCCAAAAGACGTGCTCGTTACCGTTTAGCTCCGCTTCGTGACGCTTTTGCTCAATCTTGGCAGCTGGCATTTTACTTGACCACGTCAGCTCACCAGACGACATACGCACGCCGATTGAACACATACCCCACGATGTTCTATCGTCAGCGGCTAATGTCTTAATTGAGTCAATAATTGTACCGGGACCAAGATAAGTGCCAAGCGCTATTGCACGCGCATTGTCTTGTGTCCCTAATGTATTCAATGCCGAACCGTTAAACCAAGCCTTATCATTCTCCAACGTCTGCGACGTAGATAGCTCTGTTAGATCCTGTAGATCGTCGAAGATCAACAAATCCGGACGGTGCTCACGCACTTTCAATCCACGGATTTGACTGCCACGAGACTTGGCAATTAGAATAACATTATTATTAGTTTCTATTTGCTCCTTAGACCAACGCTCGGCGTCGTTGCGTTCTGGAACCAGATTTCCCCAAACAGACTGAATAAGTGTATTGGACTCGAGCTCCCGTTTAACAGCGTCAAGCTGCATACGTGCGTGGTCTGCAGCCTGCGACACATAAACCATAAAGTTAAATGCACAATAAAGTATGGAGTATAACGGACAAGCATTGCCTAGTAACGTTGTTTTTCCAAAGCCGCGGGGCAGCATGAACAAGACGTTCTGCTTCTGTCGAATGTATATATTACCATCGGCTACATGGAACATTGGAACTTTAGTTCCATCCTCACGGACTTCTATAATCTCTGACAGAATTAAGTCTAAATCGGGCGATCCAATTAGGAAATCTGTACGTCGCAAGTATAATGCGACTGCAGCCTTCTGAAACCATGTCAGTGGTTCAGGAAAGTACGCGGGCAGCAATTGTGGAAGCAACCAATCTGGTTGCTTCCATCCTTGTACAATAAAATCTTTTATCTCCTTAGATACGGACACCAAGCAATTCCAATGTCTGAGAGTTAAGAGTTCCGCGCGCAGGAATGCTGCTGTCTGCCTGAAATTCATGCAAGGCAGAGATTGTCATGCGCCCCATAAATCCGTCAACAGTCCCTGGATGATAACCTAAACGTCGCAAGGCGATTTGTGCAGCACGAACTTGTAAGTCTGGTAGCGGCCCACCAGACCACTTATAGAAGTCCTGTTTTAATTTAATATCGTAACTGTTCTTCTGATAATTAGGACCATTGTATAAACGGGCAAATTTTGCCCATTGTTGGTCTCGCAACGCAACAAGTGCGCCAGGCACATTACGGATATAATTGACAATGTGCATCAATTGAAGATCTTCAGAGTGTGTACATTCTGCGACGAAGTCTTCGACACCACCATCGGACACTACACCGCAGTTAGTGCCCATAATCTGCCCAAGTCCCCAAGATGTACTTTTCAATGCGGCAAGACGATCTAGCGCAATCGCTCGCTCCAGACGTTCATACTGATGCTCTCCGCCCTGGCCATAACCGCCAGGCGCCTTTGATGAAATGTCTGGCGCTTCTCGACTAAACTCACCGCCAGTTAAATTATGAAATATATGACGCTCATACAAAATTACTGGGCGTTTATCATCAAGATACCCGGCACCTTTTGTTTCTACGGACATAATAGTCCATAGATGTGTCAAAGTAATATCGGCCACAGAGATTGCAGCATTAACACCAGCAACTGTCAGTGGTACAGCTTCACCAATGAACGACATAATAAGTCCTTATAGTACAGTTCGCAGAACAAGTCCGGTACTGAACATCACAGTGTTATCGTCCCTGTACTCTACAATTCCAGGAACGTAAAGAACAGCACCACCACTTACGTTACGTGCTTCGCGTTCTGTGTCATAAACTCCACAAACACGCCACTCAGATACGACAACATCAACTGCGCGCAGTGCAACATAAACATTTTCACTTGGCTGGCTGACGATCGGAGCCGGCGCGTTCCTGTTCTTTAACCAAAACAAGAACTTCACGCTTGTCTGTTTTACACGCAGCAGCATACGACCAAAGATCGAGGATGAAGTTGGCAGTATTTGTATCGTCAACATTACTTGGAGCCTCCGGTAATGGTTTGTCCTCCAGTAACTCCACTGGGATTGTTAACGTTACTGTCTGGATTTTCGTTATCACTGGCGGCGACTCCGCGCAGCCCGTCAATAGCAGCACGAGTATTAGAACCCACGCCGTTCTTACATACCACATCCACGTCTCCAACAAAATTTTTTCTAATGTCGGCAACCTGCTGTGCACGTTTATCTGCTAGACGCTCTGCGCGAACGATCGCAGACCGCGCGGCCTGCTCGTTCTTGCGTATACGCGCGATTTCTTCGACATTTGCTTCATTAACTTCCAACGCAGCAGATAATGCAGACATTGCTTTAACAAGCTCGTTATGTGTACTGCGTACCTCTTTTCTCAACCAGAACACATAACCAACAGCGGCCGCAATTAACAATCCAATCACGACATACCGCGCAGTCTTACTCGTCATAAAGTCCAATACAGCAGCGAACATCATGACAACTTCATCTTGTTACGATCATCCCAAACGGCGCCACCAATGTACGCGCCAATTACAGTTCCAGACAAGAGCAACAATCCGTTTGCAATACTCTCACGCAGTGGCGTGCTTTGTTCAACGACAGCTAAAAACACAATTAGGGAATAACAGAACAGCAACGTTCCGAACACTACGATACGTCGGTATCGCCAGCTTGTTTCGACAAGCGCACGTGGCTCTTCCATTTTATTTTCCCGGCCAGACACGTTCGATCAACGATCGTACAATCCCAGGGCTTCCAATAATTAGTATAAGTCCAAGGACTATAAAAAATCCACCAGCAGTTGTTGCGATGTCTACAGGAATTGTTACTGGCGGCAGATCACGTCCGGTGATCCATTCTAGGACACCGCCAATTGCAGGCGCCGCTGTTCCCCAATTACAAAGTCCAACACCAAGTGTAATTGGAACCAACGCACGATTAGCTATACCTTCGACGCGGCAGTGCTCCGCAAACTTATCAGCAATGGCCGCTTGCGCAACTTTAATGTCGATGATTTGCTCGGTGATTGCTACCAGCATTCTGTCACCATTAGAACGTGCATGCGCATAGTCAATGTCGTATTCGGCCCCAAGACTACGCAGCATTTCACTTCGTTCATTCGACATTATGCTGCTCCAAAGTTATATTTAGCGCTTTTGTGTCGCAGGTAGTCCGCTGTTCCAGCAACCTGAACAAGTTCCCCACCAGACGAGTCTGTAACTGTTCCAAGAGAACAGCGCTCAAAACGTATATTGGAAGTGCCAGAGTTCACGCGACAGGTTCCAACATTCTGGACCACATCTTGCAGAACGACATTTGCACATGAAGCGTTTATCTGCGACTGCGCTGCACTGGCGCTGGCGTGATTGAAGCGTATTCCACCAAGTTTATGGTCTGTGCCGTTAATTCCAAACGACAGTCCATTATAACTGGGGTCAGTCATGTCTATTCGTATATCTTTATACACTCCACCACGAGGTGCACTAGACGTGCCCTCAGCGATTACATTTAAACAGGTTGCGTCGGTAGTGCCTGCAATAACGTACACGCCATGAATTTTGTTGTCGAAGCCTGTGTCCCGAAAGATTTTGTGTGTAGCCTCTGCCGGGTTCCAACCGGCAGCATTTACAAAACAGTCCCGCAGTTCACAGTTGCGCGCGACTTCTTGAAAGGAAATTAAGTTTCCAGTCCCGGCTGCGCCGCCACCGTATGTCGTGTCGTTATTCCACGCGAAGCGACATTCTTGGATACGAACATCCACGCAAACAAATGATATTTCCATCATGTTCGCGCCGAACGAACCAAAGCATTGGCGAATGCTACCGCACTGTCCACTGTTACCGTAAATAACACCATATGGACTATGAAGCTCGCAGCCGTCAAACTCGAAGTTTCTCGGCAGCTGCCCAATAATAACTTGTCCACGATTTTCCAAATACAGATTATGTAATTGGAACTCAGACGTTTGATAAGAGTTCGAAGGATAATAATTGGGGCCCGATATATTGGACAGCAATGTCCAAGCGATGCCTTGAATATCAGTATTATCAGACCGCTTATATGGCCAGCCATATGTAGCATTATTGCTGGCATGGATGTCAAATGGAATTGGCTCCGACAGATAAAATCTGTATTCTCCGCTTACTTGCTTTGCTTCAATGACATCCGCCGTCCAACGCTCGATCGGCTTCAGTCGTGCGTTGCTTGAATAAACCCAAGGGCCAACAATTACAATACGTCGTGTAGCAATTGAACCAACATCGACTGCATTAAAGTCGCCAACCAACGGAATACGAATGCAAGTGTCACCAGCACGAATATCTGTTCCACCATTAATTCCTGCGGCTAGTCTCCAGACATGCTCGTCTACGAAATCACCAGCACCTTGATTTCCGAAGCTGAACACCTGTCCACGTGAGTAAACATCCGCACCGGTCCACGTATTGATGAAGCCGGACGTTCCTGGACCGCCTTTATTGATAAAGCGAAGTCCGTCTACGCTAACTGTCGGGACGATTGGTTTAGTTATGCAGAAGAACCGACCCGGATCCATGACAAGATCTGTCGGCCCCGACAAGCTATTCATAATAGCTGTAAGCTTAGTGTCTTGGGCGGTGCCCGCAGCACTGTGTGGTTCTGCATCAGCGACAAGATTGTTGGCACCAAAATCTGTTTCCAGATTTTTTACATTCCGGCCAAGTATCCAGACGTGTCCAGCATAAGCCAGAGTCTGTCGACGGAGTGTCTCAAATGTTGCCGGCGTGACCAAGCGTGTTGCATTGCTGGCAGTGTCTTGCAGTTCGAGTTCGGTCACGACTGTTGGCAGTGATGTTCCTGCCGGAACAAGGAATATTGATGCAGAGACTTGTCCAAAGCGGACCTGTGGATTTGTCCCCGTGGTTGTTGGCGTTAGTACAACGTCGAATATTGTGGACTCTGCCTGCAGAACTGCAGGCAATGTGATTGACTTTTTAAATGCGCCAGTGACGTTTGCCGGAGTTCCTCCAACAGCCGCGGCATCAATTCCTGCGACAGGTCCGGCATTGATTGTATTGCCAGTTCGATTGACTGTTTCTCCATTCATCCAGTACCACGTGGTACCGTTGTCGGGAGAACCCGCAAGCAAAAACTGCGATCCGGCAGTAAGTGCGGCTATTGAGACGTATCCCTCGTGAACAATCTGCGCAACCTGACGCGTGTCGCGATGCGGTACGCGCATTGATCCGCTGTTCAAGTTCCAATAGTACCCAGCGTCAGCTGCAGTAAATGTTGCAGTGTTGTTCGGCGCCGCATAGGACGTTAGGATAAATTGTGGACCTGTAACCGCAACATCAAATCTGGCTTTGTCTGTTGCAGACATGTAGCCATCTACTGACGTTGTAGCCACGTCGTGTTTGTGATCGCTACGTGCAAGCGTTAGCGCCGTACCGTAATTGGCGCCAGTACCAGCGAATGTCGCAGACAGTGTAACATTGGATGTTAGTGCGCCGCCGCCGGTAAGTCCATTTCCGGCAATAACAGTTGTCGCGGCAACCGCTTTTGCGTCGAGCGCAGTTTGTAGTCCACTGACTTGCGCAATTGCATGACTCGCCGCTGCCGCATGTGCTGTGCTGTCAACTTTTGCAGCTAACGACGCAACCGCATCAGTCGGCAGCGATAACAGTGTTTTAACTTGCGTTAGCGTCAAATCTTCTGGGTCGCCGCTTCCTGCGGTTGTGCGACCTTTCAACGTTGCTGTTGGAACGTCAGATAGTTTAGCGTTCCCAACAGAGTTATCTGTAATTGTTCCTCCGGCAATGCTGCCAATAACGACAGATAATGTACGCGGAGAAATCTTTGCTGGCGACGTCGCCGTCCCGTCGATCCAAACCGTATCGCCATATGTCGCGACTGATACCGTTTCTGCAACTAGCCTGCCGATTGTTGTCATCCGGTTATGCTCATAAATGGAGTATCAGAACCAGCGACTGTCGTGGCAATCAGCCGCATGAACTTGTGAGGTGCACACCGAAATGTGTACAGTCCAACTGGCAACGCATTTGCGCTTTCTGGTGATGCGACAAATGTTTGTAGAGTGCGCCAAGTTTCGGGAGTGTCTCCAGCAAACTGCGCTTGAAGCGCTACAACTGTTGCGCCGTTCGCAATGTTCAATACGACGACTTCGACATCTTGCCAGTCATCAATGCGTATCTGGTCTGTTGCTTGGCTACTCGCCGTCGCGGTCAATGTTGCCCTCAATGACAATCTCCTGTTTGTCGCCGCCAACGATGGCGGCTAATTGCTCTCGGGACAAGTGTCCTGACAGGTTCATTTGCTTCTGCACTGGGGCGTGTCCACAACGGTCTGCTGTAGTCTTGAACACTGCAAGCGCGTGGCCCAGCGGTACTTGTCCAGCATCCATATGTTCCTGGACAATATCCAACGCCTGCAGCATGGCGTCCTCAATTTTCTTGCGCGGCTCCATAAGCTCTTCGACAACCAGCTCCTGGTATGCTGCCGCAAGTTCACGTATGGCCGGATCACGTCGTAGAATGCAAATGCGCGCGGGAGTTATATTTGTGGCTGCCGCAATTTCCCGGTTGTTCAGTCCGCGGGCAATCAACCGCGCCACCAAACGCGACCGAAAGTGCATACGCTCCGCGGACGTCTGTGGCGCTTCCGGTCCACAGAACGCAATTTGCCGCGCCTCGGCGTCACCCAGCTCGCAAAGCGAGATTACGTCTATGCCGTCCACTGTGCCGCTCCGCACAAATACTTTACAATTGCTGCGCAATTATACCATTTTTTGCGCTCCCGCGCAAGTGCGCCGTCATCACATAACTTGCCAATTGCCAAAGCGCCGAGCGACATTTTCTAGCCTAAAAATTTTTGTGAAATTGTAAATGGTATTCCCCGGCACCGGGGGGACCCCCCACGGGGGACTTCGGCCGCGGGCAGCGCAAGCGCAGCAGCGCCGCGCCGGCGGCGGTTGCCGAAGCGGGGGCATCGACGTGAGCGCGACCGCGGGGATCGTCCGCCGACTTCCTTACATCCTGCCGCGGCGACGATCGCCGTCTATTTCTGGTCCGGCCTCAGCCGCGATCCCAACGCTATTCCATCGGTGCCGGCGCCTGCCGGCAGTTTTCTGTTGACAACTGCGACGAAAGCGCGCAAAATGTTCTTCTCGATCGCGGGAGATTTCCTCTCGCGAGATTTTTGGAGCCAGGGCTATGCAGATAGAACTTGATTTCTCTTCGATCACGTTCAACGGTGAAACGCACACGCTTGATTTGACTGGCGTCACGCCCGAAACTGCGGCCGCAGGCATTGTGCAGTTGCTGGCGCGCATGGCGGCGCAGCGGCGGAATAGTGAAATCCAGACGCAAAAGCAGTCTGGCGGAAAAATCGACGGCGCACTGGCGAGCAAGCGTGCGGTCGCGGCTGTGGAGCGAGTGCTACGCAATGCCGTGGGCGAGCGGACCGCGTCCGTGAAGACTACCGACACCAAAGAGGCATTGCGCCTCGCGAAGCTCGAAGTCGCGAGCGCAGCGCTTCGCGCGCGGCTGCAGGCTTTGAACCCGAGAACGCCGAAGGAAAAAGACTACGCGAAGCGTATCGACGTGCTTTACGAGGCGCACGTCGCCAAGGCGGGTTCCGCGTTGATCGCATTGCATGCGATGCTTGATGCGAGCCTGTCGAAGGCGCCCGAGTCCATGCGGGATACGCTGCGCGCCACAGCACTGGACAGCCTCGGCTGTTCGCAAAACGCGGTCTACGCGCGGGCGGCGCGGATTGCCGGCCGGGAGTTGATCGACTTCCTGGCGGAAGTGATGGCCACAGAGGCGTAGCATTGCCAAGGGGGGCGGTTGCCCCCCATTTTCATACCATATGGGCACCAGATGACTTACCATATGTTCACCACGTTCATACAAGCATCATACCATGTTCCCCATATCTGGCTCGGACCCCCAATTTTCGGCTTACCCCCCCCCCCCGGAAGCGCACAAAACACACATATGTAAATATATATATTTAACATTTTTTTTTTGTACAATTATTGTTGACCCTACCCCCCCCCCAGGGGAAAAATCGGCCCCCTCACCAAAGTATGGACAGCATGGTGCAAACGTGATGCAAACGTGGTGCACATATGATGGTGCACATGGTGCACATATGATATGCACATGGTGCACGTGGTGCACGTGGTGCACCCCATACCATTTAGCTTGCGCGCAACACATATACGTGTTAGCGTGGCAACGCCACACAAACCAAGGATGCCTCGAAATGCAACGTACGTGCGAAGTCCTAATAAACGCCCTAGCGCCCGCACTGATGCTCGCGCTACTAGCGCTGGCGTGGTTGAGCTAGACTCCCATGCCGCGATCCATGGCCACCACGTTGCGCCGCGCCCGCACCATATCAACCCGCATCGGCCGGCAGATTTGGATATGGTACGACGATGCCCACCAGATACATTACGGCGTAGCCGTACGTGGCACCAAAATCAAACTGCGCGCCATTGTGTGCGGCCAGGAAATAATCCGATTTTCACCCCAAACCGGAGTCTGAAAATGCTCTCGCCAGAAATCCTCGTATGGAACGAATACCAAAACACCAACGATCAATACGCTCGGGCGTATTGGAACACATACGTCGCTTGCATCGACGAAGATGTGAACCCGGAGCATCCGACCACAGAAGTGTTGATTGCCGCTGGTGCCCGCGAGCATGCGCGGATGTACGGATTTTTCGACGCTGCGGTTCGCGGCGTGGCTGCCATGACTGGCTTGTCGACAGATGCGGCATACGAATATGTTGACGAAATCAAAGATTTCACCCGCATCGAACGTGAACCAATCATCCGCACACGAGACTGGCGGTTTCTTCATGCCGACGGCACTCCCGCCAAATCGGCAGATTGAGGTGAGTCGGTTCCCTGAACCGGATGAGGTCATTCAAGAAGTGCTCCTTGTCCTTAATCGAGCGATTGGCGGAGTAAACACTCTGCATCTTGGCCCAATTGAAGCCAATATTGCTACGACTGTCGACGACCTTTTGGTGGCAGTCCATTTGCTAGAACAACTTGGCCGTGATGTTGACTAACCAATGCAGTACCGTATTTTCAAAATACTAGACACGCAGGGATCGCATGTCGAGTATGCACGTCGGCACACATGGATCGACGCAGTCGAGTGTGCGAAGTCTATAACAGGCGCCATTGCCTACGCCATAACAGAACACATGCGCGCGAGCACGCCAGCGCACGTAATCTACGAAGGGGAAATTGGCGCGCCACCACACGCCGCGACGTCGCTGATAACGTATCAGCCGGCCCCCTTGGGCGATCCAACATTCTGGCGCGGCTACACTTCTTGGCGTGTAGAGTTTCGCGCGGGCAATGAACTTCAACGCGTTCCAGCCGGAACAATAGCCGACGCGCGGCAGTTAGCAAAAATCATGCGAGATAAAGGGCTAAAAGCCTTTGCAGTCAGAGGCTAAAATGGAAATGTGTGCTTCGTTTTCCACCGAAGACTTGCAGGCACTAGCAAGTCTTGTGGCAAAATGCTTATCGGACTTGTGCGGCGAAAGCCCAACGGAGGTGACAACCCACGAAATTATCACACACATTGCGCCCGCCGCGCGGCGCTTTCCATGGTGGGAAAAAATAAACCGTTCACACCACAAGATGCAGCTGTCATGCTGCATCGAAGACGTTCTAGCAGTAACAGTAATCCTAGCGGAGCCTCAATGAGGCCGCGGAAGTGGACAACATAAAATGAACTTTGTACTCGACAAAGTGGAAAACATCATCACCACTTGTGCAGATGCAAACTGCACACTGCTCGACATTGCAAAAATCGCTGCGTACCTAATGATATACATCAGCGACAACCTGGCCATTGAAAATGGCACGCTTCGTGCCGATGAGTTGCAGACAACCAAGCAGAAAGTCGCGATAATCGTCGATACAATTAACGAAAGCGGCTGCCGCTTTATCATGGAGAACTGAAATGACAGATACGAAGGCAATAGTTGATCGCTTGATCAAAGACTTTCGCGAGCAAGAAGCGTGCTTGGGCGACTTGCTTCGCGTGTCGGCAATGCTGGCAGTATACTATTATGCCCAAGCCGTCGCGTCAGCCGAGAACGCGGAAGACATAGAACTTATAGCCTCAAGGTTTGGGTTTGAAGAGTTCATCCGTCATTTTATCGGCGTACTCAATGAAGTCTACCTAGAGGCAAAAGGAAGCGTACAGTGAAGTTTGAAATCGAACTTGACGACTTGTTCGATATGAACGAGTACGGCAGGATTTCCAAACAGACGCAACGCGCGTTGCGTCTAACGATTGTCCGAAAAGTCGCGGAACTTGTTAAGGAGGAAGTTGACGCACAAATCAAAGACGCCGTCAAGGCGTACATTGACAATAACTTGGAGTCAATTATCGCGCCAAAAACCACGCAGCTGTGCGAGGACTTACTCGATTACGAGTACGTTCCAGTAACGCAGTATGGTGGCAAGGCTAAGCCGACTACGCTAAGAAACGCAATCATCGCGACAGTCCAAAGTGATTGCGTTTACAAAATGGACTCTTATGGAAGCCCCCAGAACAAGTTCACTAAAGTCTTGGCGGAACTCGTTTCTAACCAAATGACCGCGTTCAAGAGCGACTTCGCTAAGCACATCAACGAAAAACTTCGTCAAGAGGCTTACGCCTACGCGGTAAAAACACTCAAGGAAAAACTGTCATGAACGGTCCTTCCTGGATCATCGGCCACGCAAGTGGCCGACACATTCTTGTAAGGAAAATCTCGAACAACTATTGGGGGATTACCAGTAACAGTCTGTCTTTGCCGGCATTCACGGCAAAGACGCGTGAGGCGCTTGCCATCATGATCAAGGACTACATGGGCAAGAACAATATCATCTTTACCGAAACGCGCCCAGTGCGCTTCGATGAATACTACAAGGAGACTACATAAGATGCAGTTCAAAGACTTCACAAGGATGAATGTTGCCCGCTGCGAAGCCGTTAATGGCTTCCGGCATCCGCTGCGCAGCTGGTCGGTCGAGCTATGGCTAACAGCGTTAGTGGGCGAAGTTGGAGAAGTCGCGGGAGTTATCAAAGACATTCGGCGACTTAGCAGCGGCATAAATCATGGAAAGGACCTGAACGCCGTCGATCTACGCAACGACCTCGCCGATGAACTTGCCGACGTGTATACCTATCTCGACTTGCTGGTCGTCGCCTGCGGGCTCGACATGGAGAGCATTTTGCTATCCAAGTTCCAAAAGGTCTCGGAACGAATTGGCTACACGCCTACCATGGTTCCGACGAAGTTTGCTGCATGCGCCAGCTGTGGACAGCAAGCGGAGCTTCGTCCATATGGGCACAACAATTCCTATGTGTGCATCAACTGCGCATTTCCAAAGGACTGACTAAATTGTCAAAAATCACCAAGACAGACATTGAGACAGTGCGCACTGCACTGATTGCGTTGTCAACGACAACGCACGGAATGCGCCTTCTCGAAGAGTTCGAGATCGTGGCAAAGGACTGCGACAACTTCCAACTTTACGGCGCGGATTGCCGAAAAGAAATCGAACGAAAACGGGAAGAAGTGGAGAAGTTGACGAAGCAACTATCAACACATGAAGCCGCGTACGAACGCGCCACGCGTAAGCTACACGATATAGTCTCAAACATCCGTATGCAGCTGCGTGCGCACGACAAAAATATCTAAACATTTTTGTTGCGCAGCAACCGTCAGGAATGTTATAAATCAACACATTCCTGACGGTGCGGTTCAAATTATTGTTTGGAGTTGTTCGGAGATGGATAAACATACAACAATCACTTCCCAAGTCGCCCTGTGGAAGTGGATACTGCTGCGGACTGATACTACCACGACAACTCTTCCGTTCCATATTGGGTCTGGAACGTGCTCTTACTGTCAACTGTATCTATACTCTGGCTATAGAGACTGTTGCGGTAGTTGTCCAATCGGTAACGAGTGTCGTGACACGCCATTCGAACGATTTTTTAATGCTATCGCTAGATCGGCGGGGGATGCATACGGGTTTAGTCTGGGGCAGGAAGGCGAGCTACCTATCGTTGTGGACATGGAAACAGCGGCGGACGCCGCAGACGAAATGATCGACTACCTAGAGACGTTGATAGAGTATGGTGCTTAATAATGAGTAAACATACCCCAATAACCGCTCAGGTCGCCCTGTGGAAGTGGATTATTCTGCGCACCGATACCACGAAACATTCCACGCCATTTAGCATTGGCGCGCACACATGCTCATACTGTCAGGTATACCTTGATTATGACGCAATGTACCAAGAAGATGCGTGCGGCGAATGTCCAATTGGAAACAATTGCAAGGACACTCATTTCTATGGCTTTTATAAGTCGGTGTATGAGTCCGATTTTGATGCCCGCATTGATCTTTCCAACGCACAAGACTGTGCCGAAGACTTAATAGATTTTCTTGAACCCCTTATCGTGTATGGGAACGACTACAATGACAACTAAAGTAACAGCGTTTTCGTCGGGTTGCTGCGATTTGTTGTTCCTAACGGAGCACCAGATCAGCTTACTAGACGAAGCTGGGGCATCTCTAGTAGACAATTTGAACTGCGTGTTCCACCCAATCCACAATAGGTGGCCGGACAGCGGTCCGACCTATAATGACCGGCAATTCGTCGAGGCGTTGCTGAACGCGCCTCGAAACTATCATGGAAACCTACATTATAAATGGATCGGGCGCCTATACCAGGATTATACAACAGACGCGGAACGATCCTTACGTTTATATTACGGACAGGAACGGTACCTACACAGCGTGGGCGCTCTAAGTCTGTTTGAAAAGACAATCGACAGACTTATCGCGGGAGAGCATTTCGACGACCGTTACTACACTGGTGGTGGTTTCTACAAATCGCTCGTCGGCTACTACACCCGACCGGATGGTTATGGAGGTATGGAACTCGTCGAATGTATTGCTAACTATGACTGCACGAGTTACGACATTGTCGTTGCTGTAGCTTTTTAATAATAGGAACTGGTACAATGACAACCAAGACACTAGAGATATACGTCACCGAAGACGGGAGACGCTTTAGGTAGTTGGTAGACGCCCAATCCCATAGTCTTCACCTGGCGATGACATCAAAACAATCAATTATTAAGGAGTTGTTTCGCTCAATGCCAAAGCAATATAAGGCGTTATTAATTGCCGAACTATTGGAGGAGTATCTTGTTGTCTCCAATCTGGAGGACAAATATTGGTTGTCGGTATTGAACAATCTAAAAAGATGGTCGTTTGATGAGTAGCCAATTGAACAAAACCAAGGAGCAACACACATGAAGATAGAGATAGAGGTGAACGCAAATGACCTAAAAAAGTTGATAAAGCAATATCTATCGAATATGCTTAACGTAGATATCGACGAAGATAACCTAAGTATCTGCGTGAAGAGTAAACAGAACTACAAATCTGAGTGGGAGAACGCCGACTTTAAGGCGGTGTATCAACACTACAGCAAGGAGATCTAATCATGAAGACCACAGTCCTTACCACGGTTCTAATCCTGTCCGCCACCACAGCTTTTGCGACACAAAACGGCAGCAATAATCCGGCTACAGCGGTAAATCAGACCGCCAATCTCAACGCCGCGTCCCTAGCCCAAGCTCAAGCTCAGGCTAAGGCCAATGCCAACGCCGCCGCTCTCGCAGCTGGTGGCAGCGCAACCGCAAGTGGTGGGGGTGCCGAAGCCACTGGCGGAACCGGCGGGGACGTCGGCGACATTACCAATCGCGGCGACAAGACCACCGTCTATGCCGCGCCGCCCGCCGTTGCCCCGGACCTCCCCAGCGGCGCCAACGACGAACTGGCCCCCGAGGGCATGAGCTTCGGTGTGTCCACCATCTTCGGGGGTGCGGGAGCTGGCGTAAGCTCGCAAAAGCCTACTCCGTCCGCAGGAAAAACACTTATTGATCAGGCAGTGCTCGCCGCGCAGGTGAATAGCGACAATATCGGCCCCGCCGATCGTCTCCGTGCCGAAGCCACTGCCCGCTTCCTGTGTGGGGAGTATAGCTATATGGTTCCGCAGTCGGTTTGTGACAGTGTCAAGGAGTAACGATAGTGATCATCAGAGTATTCTATATAGAGTCCGGTTCACAGTGTAGACTACTTGACGCTGTAATATTCGACGATCAAAATAAATCCGTTAGTCCCAGCACAAAGGGAATGGACTTCTCTAAAGTAGTTGATCGATTCAACACTATCTATGGAGAGTGTTGGAGAGTGATGGAAGTATGATGAGTACGAAACAGTAGATTGGCACTGAAGCGTCAAGGACTAACAACCAGTATTGGGGTGGCAAATGCCACCCCATGTCAGGAATGCCCCATGGACGACTCTGTCATAATAGGTAAGGTGCTTGAGTCCTTGAGACAGCGCCGCCGACTAACCCAACAATCTGCTGCAAACCAAGCTGGATTTCGCTCCGCAGGAACAATTGCACATTACGAAGCTGGCGACCGACAAGTGACTGTAGTTAACTTACTGAAGCTACTGTACGTCTACGAGGTCTCGCTAGAGACCTTCGCGCAAGAGTTCAACATGCTTGCAGAAAAATACCAAGCTAGGAAAATATAATGGACTCTATACGCCACCACGCATACTGGAAAGTCTTCAGCTTTGATGAAGGTCGCTTCATTAGTTGGGTGCCTTTATTTGAAAGGATACATTATGTAGATACAGCTAAAGACGTCGGTCGTATTTATAATTATCTCCCATACAGACAATATACGGACGTTAAAGGATTGGGTTATTTCTTCTACTATCGAGTTGGACTGTTAAGAGAACTCCTTGAGTATTGGGATGAAGAGTCTGAATATTATATGGCCCCAGTGTGGCCATTAAATGACCCAATTATAGACCGAAATCCAGACGTCAGTAGGGGGCTTTGCAAGCATATATACATTGGTGCAATTCGTCCCATTCGTGAGTTGCTAAAGGACTATTGGTGATGTCAGAACGTGACTATCTTCTGCCCGACGAAAGTAAACAACTTGGTGTTGCGGGCCTTACCACTACCACGTCGGAAGCGCTTCAAACAATTCTCGATACTTGGAAGAACTTATAACCCATATCCTGAAAGGACAAGGTCATGAAGACGATCACGCTGGACCCTCAATTCTTTGCTGGCGAACTTGACATGTACAATGTCACGTTCATGCTCGTCAGGGAACTACTACAGAACTCGTTAGATGCAGGTTCTACAGCTATCGACATCTTCGAAGAAGATGATTGGCTGCACTGCAATGACAATGGCTGTGGAATGAACATTGATACTATCGACAATGTCTACATGCGGCTTGGCCGTTCAAAGAAGCCTGACGATGACTCATGTGGAGGGTTTGGACGCGCTCGCATTGTTACATGCTTTGCACAGAAAGAGTACATTATACGAACGCGGAATATCGAAGTCCGTGGAGTCGGCGCAGGGTATGATGTAAAGACCTCAACGAATTATGTCCATGGATGTAACATATCAATTAAGCTACAGGAAAAATTTGTAGGCACGTTGTCAAAGTCTATGGACACGATTGCGCAATTATCTAACGTCCCTGGAGTTAAACTTACCTCCAATGGACAACGTATTAACTTAACCTGCGGACCTGCACAAACAGCAAGTTATGTAAACGGAATTAGTACGCAAGTTTTGATACAAGACGAACGTACTGACATGTCCTTTACAAGGACATATCGTGTAAACGGTCTTGTACAGTTCTTTGAAGACTCCTACACGCTTCGAGAATTGTTTGAACATGACAAGCGAGGCTGCATGTTGTTTATTGACCTTGCGCCGGCTGAGTCACGTAAAATATTAACAGCAAGTCGAGAAGCTATTCGTTGGAATAAAGTCTCGCAGCTAAACAGTACGTTACGACAGTTACTGGACACAATTACTGTCGTATCTAAAGATGATGCTCTGTACAGTCATCTGCGTGATATGACTGGAGACTTTGTAGAGCCAAGTGTCCCGACACACATGTTATCATGTGCCCATGAACTGCTTCGTACTTGGACGTCATACTCCGAGCATTTCATATCCGTTATCAAACAACACGTCTCGGACTTCCCGGAGGACATATCATTTACAGTTTATCAAAACGTTAATGAAGACAACGAACTAGCAACGCACCTAACTGCCTACGGACGTCACTTTGTACGACTTAACATCGCTGCGGCCTGTAAAATTAACAATCTGCAGGCGGCGTTGCTACATGAACTTGTTCATTGTGCTGAGTCGTCGCACAACGAGCATTACGCGTCAATTTTCACATTCGCCGTGGGTGAATTATTTAATGAGTGTCTACCACCCAAACCATAACAAATAACTTGCCAATTGGCAAGAATGCTGGTACTATGTCCTTCTAGTAGTTGGAGAACTAACCATGATCGTTATTCGCTTCAGCCGTCACAGCAGCAACGGACCGTTCACATATTGCGCCGTTCGTGATCTCGAACCTCGCGACCTCGAACTGCTTTTGTGCTACGACAGAGTTATATATTGGGACCTCATTGTATGTGAGAACATACAACAGTTGGACCAATTCATCAAACTTATCGACCAAGGCACTGATCCACACAATGTGACGTCTTTAGCTGTTGAAGTCGCAGCTATGGCTAAAGCCACGCGACACAGCAACTACATTCGAGAGTATGCTATGGAGACACTATCCGACGCATGTACGCCGCTGCAGCGTTTGATAACGATGCGCGATCGTCTGAACGAAGCAATTCGCCAAGTGCGTCGACAGGGACCAGCGGGCGTTACCGTCCGCGAACTGCTAACTATCGTTGCCGCTAACTCACTACGTTTCATCGTAGACAATTCATACGACGGAGACTGCTAATGTACACTGAGGAACAAGCTGCAATCATTGCAGCTTCACGGGAAGAAAACGTCGCCGTACATGCTGATGCTGGTACTGGCAAGACGTTTACCGTCGGCGGCATCTCAAACGAAATCGGCTTCCCGCATTTGGTTGTTTATTTCAATACGCATGCAGCAAAGGAAGCCGTCGAAAAGTTAGGTTCGTTGGCAAAACCGACGACCTTGCACTCTTTATTCCTGAACATTACACGGCGCGCTGGGATACACTCAGACATAAAGGTCGACACAAAAAAGCAGTCGAACATCATCAAAGACTTGTTTGCTGCAAACTATTCTGGCATGGCGCCCGATGATGTATATGAAGACACCTGCGGATTTATATCCGCAATGGGTGCAGGGTGCATCATGCCGGAAAGTTTTGAAGCACAAGGCATCAATGCACTCAAATACATTTCTATGAGTGACTGTACAGAAGAGTTCATGAGCGACTGGCCTTCAGCCAACGTTGACATCGCGTTTGCTTACTGGGATGCAGCGTTCGAGTCTCTAACCAAAGACGGCGCTATTAGTTACGACGAGATGCTTTGTGCTCCGGTTTGGTTTAATGTACAGCCGGATACTATGCGAGACCCAAGAAACTACAAAAACACTATTAAGGTTCCAAAGACTGTTATTGTCGACGAGGCGCAGGACTTGTCTGCGCTTAACCACTATCTTCTATCGCTGTTGACGCCTACACGATTTCACATGCTTGGTGATCCAAATCAAGCAATATATGGTTGGCGTGGCGCGGACTATAACAGCTTCGACAACCTAAGCACGCAATTCGCGTGTCGAAACATGCCTATGACTATTAACTTCCGATGCTCCCGCGCAGTAGTTGAACACGCGCGGACTATCGTGCCAACTATCCGAGCGCATGACGGCGCACCTGAAGGATCAGTCACATACGGCGAGATCGACATTGACAATTTTCGTGTCGGCGACGTTATTTTGTGCCGCAATAATGCACCACTTGTCAAACTTGCGCTTAAGACACTAAAACGCAAAGGGCGCGTGGTCGCGATGAATAAAGGCAGCGATACGGCTGCCTTTGGATATGAAATTAAACGTCGCTGGCAGAAGCTACGCGGTAAAACTATGGCAGAGCGCGAAGCATCATTGGATGCTTGGTACAACCGACGTGCTGCAAAGATCAGCGAGGCTCGTGCTTCACAGCTGGACGACATTTATGAGTGCGTTAAAGCAATTATTCGGTTTAACGCCAACCCTTCAGCTGTCGATCAAATGTTTGGCATCGACGTTGCCAGCAAGAACAAGCCAGCGAGGGACGTCGTTCTATCCACAGGACATCGCGCAAAGGGACGGGAATGGAATAAAGTCGGCATTATCTGTCCAGAACTTATCGGGCATAATACCCGGACTCCACAAGAAGAACAGCAAGAACGCAATCTGCGTTATGTTATGTACACTCGTGCCAAACATGACTTGATTATCGAGGCAGACAATGAGGAGTGAATATTTCATATTCAGGAAGACACCTATCGGGGACATTCTGGCGTCATGGCGATATGCGGCAGGGTTATCTACATCTGCCGCAGCTGAACGTTTGAATACTTGCGAGTCAAGTATTTACCGTTATGAGCACAACAAACGTGCGCCATCACTGCCGGTCGTTCTAACAATGATCGAAGAGTACGATATAGATGTCGACACCTTTGAAGAGCAGATATCTGTACGATGTGCACAGTATCTCAAAAGTCTTAAAGAACTATCGGATGTCATGTCAACTGAACAGTCGCAACATGCAGAGGACGTACGGTATTCCATACACAACAGTCGATAAGATCGACCATGGACGTGGCGTCCCATCATTCATGATTACAATGTTCATGCTGCGTGTGTTCGGCATATCGCTGAAACAGTTCTTGGGAGACCTTGATGAACTTGTATTTAGAGACCCTGACTAATCTGTGGCAAAGTTATGCCGACGGCAATCATTGGCTACGTTGGGCCATTGTAACCAACGACAATAACTTAACGCTTGCGCATCAAATCGCCATGCGACGCATTCGGCTCGCGCTTCTGAGAAATTACTTCTAGGACAAGACAATGACTCTCGATGAACTGCGCAAGATGCTATCACGTGTCTCTATGGGGGAGACAGCATTTGCGTACTTCCAAACTCTGAAGGAAGCGGAAGGTCGCCGACTGTACATCTACCGCCGACGTTCTAAGCTACGGCGCATGTTCGCGGATGGAACGTTGATCCCTACTGATGCGGACATAATGGCCGCCGCCGATGGTGAAGCCTTCGCGGGCGACTCGGTTGCAATTACGATTGAGCATATGGGGGATGCCGCTAACGGCTGGCCTTTGCCTGATAAGCCGTACAGGCTGGCATTCCGTAGGGATACAGGAGGATTTCAGTTCACTAGCGAATAAAAGGCTTGCGCCGTTAACAGTTACACGTTACCATACGCCTTGAAATTAACACACACACCACACCGTGAGGATTTACAAAATGACTGCCAAAACTAACGAAACCCAAGTCGACGTGTCGCGCGTTTCGGTGCGCGGTACCGAGAAAGTTTACAACGTCAATGTCCCACCTTTGCCGTTCAAGGTCGGCGATCCGATCAGCGAAGACATCATGCAGGTGCTGATCCAGAAGTACCTGGAAGAGGCTGGACACTGTGTCCGACGGAATGTCAGGGCGCGTCTCGAAGCGATCGAAGCGGCGGTTGAAGAGAAGAAGACCAAGCCCGACACCGTTGTTCCGCCCGAGATGACCCAAGCCGAGATCGACACTATCCTGTCCACGTTCTCGCTCGAACCGGGACGCGGCGGGCGCCGACTTGATCCATTGGAGCGCGAGGTCCGAGCGATTGCGGAGTCGACCGCACGGGACTTGCTCAACAAGAACCGCATCAAAATCACTCGCGACGCACTTACATCAGTCATCGACGCTTTGCTCAAGGACCCTACCAATGCCAAGCGCATTCAGGACATGGCGAAGCGCCGGCTGGAAGACGTCAAGAACATGCCGAAAGGCTTCGACCTTGGGACTCTGAAGCTCGCGTAATATTGCAATTATCCAGGACCGCACACTTAGTGCGGTCCTTCGGATGTTAATAATGATTATGACAATAGAACAAATTCTGTCAAAAGTAATGGACGTGCCTCATGGCATGCGCATTCGCTTGTCAAATCCAGAAGTTGATATAGTTAAAATCGTTACATTTATTCATTTAAACGACGTGCCGTTAAGCACGCGGCGGGAAGACTCCGATCTGATCTTAATTCATAAAAGGAAACATAACGGTGCGTGATCCATCATTGATAAATGCGACAATCGTCGTAGATCGAAACGATTGGGAAGAGCTTGAAAAGC